TTCATATTCATCAGTCCTTCATAGACTGCAGTTGGGTAGGCATTAGGTGCACTGGGTTGTGCTACTATATCAACAGTAACGATATCAAAATCGCTTACTGCGCCGTCATGTTCATTAACATTACCTGATCCACGACTGCTTACTCCTAGTTTAACACCACTTTCTAGCATGGTGCGAACTAAATTGCCCATTGGTGTAGGCAAAATCTTCATCTTTCCATAACCGTTTGGTCCATCTAACCACATTTCTGTAATCATATGACTTACACGGTCAAGATTGATGCGTAGGTTAGTTGGGTGATCTACTTCACCCAACACACTATAACCTGTTTTAATTTGCTTGTTGAGAGTTTCAATAGCACGATTAATTTCAGTGATAGGATAGACACGACTATTAGCGTTCTTCACACCGCCTTGGATGCAAATGCCTTTCAGATAAAGGTTTTTGCCTTCATCTGAATGGGTCATTTCCATTTTTGCTTGATCGTAGCTTAGATTTTCAATAAGCAAATTATTCATTTTTATTCCTTACTTTGGAAGATTGCTCTTCTTGTTTACATTTGGACCACCGCCAGTTGCAAACTTGCCTTCTGCACTTTGTGGCTTCTTAGCATTTGAGAAACCTTTCTTGCCAGCATCACCGCCTGGTGTGTTTAGAAATTGTCCATTATGTGGATACTTTCCTTCGCCCTTGCTATATTCATTGCTTGGACCTTTGTAAGCCTTGCCATCTGGGTCTTCATTCTTTTGACCCTGTGTAAGATTTTTTGCAGTGCCACCCATATCATTCTTGCTAGCTACAATACCTTTTGTATTAGTGCTGCTTGGATATGAATTAGTTGCACCTACTGGTTGACCTTCGCTATTGCTTGGTTTTGCAACCTTTTCAACGTATTCACGAACAACGCCTTCTTCTGCAAAGTCTGGATCGTGTTCACCATCATGATGTTCTGGTTCACCAGCTTCATCAGCCATTAGCTTTTCAAATTCAGCTTTGAGTTCTTCTAGAGCATCTTCAAGGTCTACGACACGATCTTCCATGCCGCCTTCACCTTCTTCATGACCCATATCCATGTCGCCATCATTGTCCATATCCATGGAATCATCATCCATGCCCATGTCATCATCAGCATCCATACCAGTATGATCTGCTTCAATGTCATGCATCATGTCATCGGTTTGATCCATGCTTTCAGCTTCTTCCATGTCATGTTCATAGTTTTCTTCTGCCATTTCTTCAGCAACAAGTTCGTTGTAAAGATCACGGCTCTTCTCGACAACAAGATTATGGAATAATTCCTTAGCCTTGTCTGTTTCATCATTGATGATGTATTCAATAAGTTGTTCGTAACGACTACGCATATGTTAAACTCCTGTGGGATTTTGTCCTATGTTTATATTTAATATGTGAAGTTAAATACCACTTCAAATACCTTAATTTTGACGATTTTGTGAAATTACAGTCCAGGTTGGGCTGGCGGTGCGCCATATTGTTTACGCACTTTTACGATTTGCTCTACATATTCAACATTACGTTGATCATTCATCTTGCGTAGCTGATTAATATGTGCAAGAGTAAGTTTAGTTTTACGAAGGTCATGAGTTTTAGCAACACTGTTATCACGACTTAAATCTTGATATTCGCCATTGCCATCATTAAACATTTCATTTAGTAACATATATAAACCCTCAGTAAAAATTATTTATGATTTTAACCGCCGCCAAGAGCAGCACCAGCAGTTTGACCACCCGCAGCACCGCCACCTGCGCCACCTGTTGCGCTTGGAACGCCTGCGGCACCTACTTCACCACCTGCTTCTGGAGGTGGACCACCACCAGCTATATTAGGTTCGTTGCCAGCAGCTTCAATGTCACTAAGAGTTTCTAAATCAGTATTAATACCACCTGGCGTAACACCAACAGTTCGCAAATCTGCACTTTGCATTTGACTTTGTGGTTTTTCTTCACTGCGTTCTTCATGCCATAGTTTATCATTTTCTGCCATTTCAAGATCAGTAAGACCAAGATACTTCTTTAGCATAAAACGTTTTGAGAGATAATCTGTTTGATTTATTTGTGTAAAACTAGCAATTCTACTTGAATTTAATTCAATTTCACGATACGCAGCAAAGTTCTGAGGCTCATTAAATCGCAATTCAAATATACTATTATCAAGATTAAATCCACGCCATTTCAAAAATAGTTTAAATTCATCATCAAATTTAGGCGCAATATATTTTTGTAGTCGTTTGCAATATTCATTGAAACGGTATTCTTGGATAAGAGCAGTTGTTACTTTACCATCTGTAAATGCACGGTCACTATCTTCTGGTCCTGTTGGCAGATAACTACTTGGAATACGTAGTGAACGATACAATTTATTAGTAAAATAACGCAAATCATCAATTTCACCAAGATTTTGACCGCCTGGCAAAACTTCTACGCTAGAACCACGCCCTTCTGCAGTTTGTGGAAAGAAGAAATCTTCGTTAGTACTCATTGGATTATAACTTGCGTCCATCAAGTTTGCGCCGCCACCACTTTGTGTTGGGATGCGGCGTTGATTAATTTCATTCTTGACACGCTCAACGAATTGCATTGCAAGGTGTGCTGGCATATTACCAACATCAATTTTAAACATACGACGTTCAGGAGCACGAGAGATACGATAGATTAGAATAGCATCTTCTAATAGTTCTTTCTGTTTGAATACTTTAAAGATTGCTTCAAACAAACTAATACCAAACGGCCAGTTAACATCTAAACCTTCTGTTAAACTTAAATGAACGATATGTTCTGCAGCAACAGGAAATTCATTATTGCCAGCGCCAAAGCGAGTATTTGGCGAAAATAATTCACCGCCAGCGGTATAAGTTCTGCTACCACCCATATAAGGAGCAAACGCATAACTGTCATTTGGACCTGGTGGACGAGTAATTGTACTATTTTGCAAATTAGGATTCAAGTCACGAATATAATAAATTTCTGGAACTTTACCTTGTGATTCGTTGACAATAACTTTTGACACACGATTCATTTCGGTCCAATACCATTTATAGGTTTCTGGATCACGAACAAACACCTGGTCACCATATTTTAACACACTACGAAAAATTTTGAATACACGTTTATCAAATTCATTAAGATTATACCAACTTTTAAGTTGCTCTTTAAGAATCATCATTTCATTTTCAGTTGCATCTTCATGAAAATGAATATCAAAAGCAGTACCAGTATCAACATTGATCTGTGTACAAAATTCACTCAAAATATCTAATGCAGTATTAGCTTCACTGTCTAAATCCATATTTTCATATTGAGTATAACGATCAATACGATTAGGATGTCCACTATAAACATCTGGCAACATGCTTTGATAGTTGCGATATGCAGCGTTAGCCTGTGATCCAAGATAATTGTAACTGCTATAATCAGTTACGCTGCCATTGACTGGGCTATATGCTCCATCACTTACAATACGCCAATGTTTTTTCCATGTAGCCATTAAATAATCTCTCGTTGTTAGTTATTTATGGACATAATTCATCATCACGCAATTCTATGAGAAGTAAGTTCAGTATGACCCGCAACTTCACGAGTTGCCTGAATCAAATCATCCATTTTACGATTTAACATTTCAAGTAAAGAATCACTATTGCCACCTAATCCAATAAGATTTGCATTATTCAATAGTGAAGCAGCGCCGCTATTATTTTCATCACTTGTATTGGTAGCATTATTCATCAATATTTCTGTTAAACTTTCTGGAAGAACTGCTTCAGTTCCATGAAGTTTTGCTAGGTAACCACTTGATGGTCCACTGAAGATGCCTCCCTCAGCACCACCTGCACCAAGGGCAGCATTCATTGTGGCAATATCTTGTTCTTGTTGTTGAGTTCTTGCTTCATCTAATTTTTGAGTATTAGCAAATCCAGCAGTTTTAGCAATTGCATCAACAGTGGTATTGTTTATTTTAGCAAGTTGTTGTACCTGATCAGAAGTCATTCTTACTAAATCATTGGCGGCTTTTTGTTGTTCTGAATTTCCTAAACCAAATAATCCTGTTCTTTCGGTGCCCAAAGATTTATTTTCTGCAGAGGCTACAGCTAATTTTTTCTCTAAATCACTAAATTGTTCACCATTTCCCATGACTGCCTTAGCAGTTGCAGAAAAACCTTGAACTGCAAGTTCGGTAACCTTGTTTAATTTAATCAATACGCTCATATAATCACCAAGTGAATTTACAATAGCATCTTGCATTGTAACTTGTTGACGCATACCAATACGTTCTAATTCTGCTAAATTTTCAGTTTTTGGGTCAGGAGTTTTTGCAGCATTTTCAATATCACTCATCATCTGATTAAGTTTAGTTGGGTCTAATGCTCGCAATAGCAGTGCACGATCACTAGCAATGCCATCAGCAACTGGTTTTAACCCATCGTTTAAAACGCTGGCAGCAAGAGCAAAATCTTTAATGCTTTTTGTTTGTGCTTCTGCAGCAGCAGCATTATCTTGAAGAATTTTTATTCCCATCTGTGCGCTTGCTGTTCCGCTATTTGCTGCAGCATATGCTGCATCTGCCATTGCTTTATAAGCAGGAATTTGTTGAGCAGTAAGATTGGTAGTATCACTTGTAAGTTGACCGCCACTAATCATCATTTCTTTAGCCATTGCTTGCACTGATTCAGGCAATGCCATCATTTGTTGACGAATAGCGTTAGCTTGCTCTGGTGTTTTATCTGCTAAAAATTGTTGATAAGCCAGGTCTTGTTCTGCAACATCTTGCTTATCCATTAGAGTTTTAGCGTCTTTACCAGTAAGGTCTGCAATAGTACGCAGATTTTTTGCATAATCCATTGTTGCTTGTGCAACTTCTGCATCACCTGTTATACCACTACGACGCAAACGAGCGCCAGTTTGTGCAATTAAACCTGGTATTTCATCAAGTGTAAATCCAAGTTTTTGTAGAGAACCTGTATCTATTAGTTTAGTTATTTGTCCTATCTTCTTGGCACCAGCAGTAACATTGCCACCAAATATAGAAACTGCTTCGCTATTTTGTTTAATAGCATCTGCAAATATACCCGTTGTCAAACCAGCTTCCCCTGCTGCATTCTTTAATCCACTTATGCCATCAGCAAATATCAACCCAGAATTGCTTGCTGTTTTGAATGAATCTGCCATTTTCTTAACCTCGGCGTTAAGAATAGGCATAAGTTTTTGTGCACCTTCGCTTACTTTTTCTGCAGCAGCATTAATGCCTTCTCCAACAACTGGTATGCCTTTAAATAATGAAGCAACGCCTTTTGCGCCTAATACTAATAAATCTAATCCTACTTTGGCATTGTTTAAGGCTGCTTCTAGACCACTTGTACTACTTTGATAAGACGCAACTAATCCACCAACAACTGTGCTAGCAACATTTATTGCCTTGCCTAATGTTTGATTATAAGCATTTTGTAATCGCAAACCGTTTTCTTTTGATTTAAAATCTTGTTCAATTTTTGCTCTTAACTCTTCGTTGTCACCTGCAACCTTTAATGCCTCTTCACGCATTTCATTTAGCGCAGTACGAACTTCTATAAAATCTACGTTGCCTGTTTTAAGTCCTTCGGTGTAACGATGTAATTCCTCAGTAACACCTTTTTGTATACGACTTCGCAATACATCTTGTTGTGAGTATAAACTAAATGCGGCTCGCTGATTTGCAGTTCCACTTTTTATTGCATTATCTAACTGCAACAAAGATTTGTCAAGTATACCATAGGTGTTGTTTATCTTTAACACTCTTTCCTTGATATCTTCAAGGTCTTTGTCACTAAAAACATTTGAATCAGCCATTTTTTACTCTTCTAAATAATAGTACACTATATAAACAGTCTATCAATTATTTATGGATTCAAAAAAATGCAAAATTCAAATCCGCTAGCATCTCACTTTCGTCAACCAGCAATTTACCTTAAACTTCCAAGCAATGGAAAATATTGGGCAGAAAATAGCCTTAATCTGTCAGCAAATGGCGAAGTAGGTGTAATGCCCATGACTGCCAAAGATGAAATCATGTTGCGAACGCCAGACGCACTTATGAATGGCCAAGGTGTAATAAGTGTCATAGAAAGCTGTGTTCCGCAAATTTTAAATGCATGGAGCGCACCAACTATCGATGTTGACGCAATATTAATTGCAATAAGAATAGCAACATATGGCGACAAGATGGACATGGAATCTAAATGCCCAGGTTGTGGAACAGAGAGCCGCCATCAACTAAATCTTGGCAATGTGTTGATGTATATAAAAAGTCCAAACTATAATGAAACATTTGAAATTGAAGGGTTAACGTTTAAATTCAAACCACAAAATTATCTACAAAGTAACAAAAACAATATTATTGACTTTGAAGAACAAAAACTTATGCAAGTAATCGCAGATGATTCTATTGATGTGGAAACACGCAAAGCAACATTTGATGTTCATTTGCAAAATATAGTAAATGTTAGCAATACATTACTTGCCAATTCTACAGAGAGTATTACTATTGAAAATGAAATGATAGTAACTAATCGTGAACATATACAAGAATTTTATGCCAATGCTAACAACAAAATTATTAAGTCTGTTCAAAAAATATTAGGTGACTTTGCAGATCAAATAAAAATGAAACCAGCAAGAGTAATGTGTGAATCTTGCGAAAAAGAGTATAATGTTGGCATAACGTTTGATTATGGAAATTTTTTCGATCCACTATCGTAAATCTCACCCATGATGAAGTCATGGCGTTAGTGGATCAATATGAGGGTGAAGTTAAAAAAATAAAATCAAATATTCTTCAAATGTGTTGGCATATGCGAGGTGGTGTTACATACGAAGAAGCTATGAACATGAGTATTAC